CTTACCACAAGACTCTCTGAACATGCCAGTCCAGAAACTTTTGTGGTCATTGACTTTGAAGCCGTAGAGCTCCAAAGCCGCGACAACCGATTCCGCGTGGTCAACAGGGACGACTATGTCGTCTCCGTAGACGCGCACACTGTCTTTGAGCGACTCAAGGTCACTCGCAGACAACGGGCGTTCTTGGCTCTCTTCAATCCCGATGAGTGCGACTGTCGTAAAGACCATCGCCTCAATGGGAAAGCAAAGAGCTGAACCCATGGATGCGAACTTGTTCAACGGAATTAATCCGTGAACAGGCACATCCGCTTGAAGAGAGCGGCAGGACTGCACAGCATCTCGAAGATGTGTGTAGCCTTGCAGCATGATCTCAACGAGCAGATTCGAGACACGATCGCTAGCCTCACTAAGATCTAGTGTGGCAAGTGACCCATCAATGGACCCCTTCCGAGCCATGTTTTGGTTCGGGCGCTGGTCAGTAAAACCGACCATGCTACCTGTGAGTGAATCACTCTCAAGTAGTTTTACAAGAGGTTCAGCAACAGCCTGCTGTGCATATTGCATGCACGTAGGCTCAATTGCAATGATGCGAGGTGTCTTGAGCGTCTTGGGGACAGAGATTACCCTCGAGGGTCTCTCGTCCCCGGGCTCCGCGAAGGTGACACGGTCGAGCTGATGCCAATATCTTTGATTTGGCAGGAGGAAGTCCACGCTGTGGAATCCTCCGCGCTCGAGTCGCCAGTGCCATTCTTGTAGATCGAACTTTCGGTTCCCCGACAGTCGATCTGCAGTGGCTCCCGGCCCGTGTTTTGGTACGAGCTTGCCTCTGGAGTGAAGATAATCCATCCCAGAGAGAACCCGACCAAACACCAGATGAGAAACGCGATGGAACCGTTGAATTTCTTCAGCGGTCCAGCGACGCTCATTCTGGCCGACCTCCGCGTCTGTTCGGACGTATCCGTCATACGCGGCTCTCTCTCTCTTGTAGGTACATGGGAGAGAGACTTTAGAGCACAGACGTGAGATTTGTCTCACAGCCTGTACTGCCGCAATCAACGGATCCGTACGAAGAACGCCAGTTCCGCGTTCGAACACAAGCTCCAGGAAACCTCCTAAAAATAGGGGGAGACCTGCCCTTCGTTGGAAACCAACGAAGTGGTTGGGAGCAACCCGGCCTTGAGCAAGAGCTTCATCGAAGTCCTTGCCAAAGTCAGGTAGGGTAATCGTTAGAAACGATAGCCCTTCATGTTCGTAACGCCTCGCGGCTGTTTCAAGGTCGCGAGTGGTGCGTACGGAGCATCTGTCACCTAAGTCTAAGGTGACATCCCTCCAGAGAAGCATGAGGCTTTTCATCATCTGCCTTTCAGGTTAGATGATCCTTGCCCTGCTTCTGACGAGTACCTCCAGGTCAGCCTTCGCCACCAACAAGCTTGGTGATGTTGGCTCCGGTCGAGGCGGTGAGGTTGGCGAGGAAGCCATCCACATTTGCCTTGGCCGTTGCGGTGTCGTAGCCAGGCGGAACGTCCACGGTCAGAGAGACCGTCATGGACTGGTTCACGTTCTGGCCGGACACCAGTGGACTCGCGACAAGCGAGTCGAACTGGAAGCGGGCCGTGTGACGGTGCCGGCGACCGTACTGATGAGCAATGCTCAAGAAGTAGTCGCGGGCAGCTGTCGCGTACTTCGCACCGTTCTCGGTGGAAGACGTCCGGTTCAGGGTCTTTGCAGACCCCGAAACGGTCACGGACTGGGGATCAGAAAACAAGGCGATTCTCCTTCAGGGGGAACGTGCTTGTAAGCACGTAGATGAAACATGTAACTTGTGTGTCACATGCGTGTCCTGTCTCCAGGCAAGTCAGGTTCGGGTTATGCCCAAAGCTGACAAGATAGCCCACTGCCGTAGGGTAAACGACGAGGAGGCTACTCCGAATCCATACGGTGTCGCTTGTGCACGGGACTTCCACTCGCAAGAGTGTCGTTCCGTGTACGACTCGGGGAGAATGTTACCAGGATGATTCCTGTTAACTTCGACTCCCTGGATGAGATCGCGTTTATGACGATCCATCACGTAGCCATAGCGAAGGACGAGCTGATCGTTCTGGAATGCTGAGACGTTATTTAGTAACGGCCCAACATTGGCAAACCAGTCTACGAGCCAGCTCCAAGGTG